GATCGAGCGCCTTGTCCACGAAATCCGCGTCATACCCATAGAGAGCGATGCGGTCGGTCAGATCGGTTTCAGATACATACTCCAGCCGGTCGATGGCGCGGGCGTGCTGCATATCGTCAAGGTTTGGGTCAAAGAGAATATCCACCATTGGTTGCAACGTATTCCAACGCGGTTTGGATTTGAAGATGTAGGGAATGGGGACTTGGCTGCCGCCGGTTGACGCCATCTCCGAAATGATGGCCCGCGCCTGCCGTTTGGTTAAGACCGGGGAAACACTTTGCGCGAGCGCAACCAAGTCCTCGGTGTAGTTGCTATCGAAGAATTTCGATAAGAAATCGTCGAGCGTTTCTCTGTCTCCGTTCTGTTGCGCCCAATCGTAGAGATCAGTCCGTTGCATTGCCATCCAGTCGAGCCTGCTCTCTTGTTCCCACACGCATTCCACAATCGCGCTCCCGAAACCCTCGGTCCAATTTATCAGGAAAGGCAGCTCGCGGATTACTTCCGTTTGCATGTGAGTGTAGATCATCCAGTTGAGCAGGGTAGTCATTTGCTGTGACTCGCGGATGGAATTGACGGGCCTTGTTGATTTCGCCTGTATCTTCATGTTCATCAGGGCGAACATGGCGACGGTGTAGTGCTGCCACATCACCTTCTCCACCGTCCTGATGCGGGAATCGCACGCGCCCGGCCACGGCCATACTCCTGTTTCCATCGCCCCTTCCTGCTCCCATTTTCTGCCGTCGAGAGTTTGGCCGGGCCAGCGCGCGTGCCACGTATCAAAGGCGCTAATGGTCCGGCTGGCGTGGGCGTCGGCCTCAGTCTCCCAGCTTGAAACGGTGCGCTTTATCAAGTCGAGGTTCGGCTTGTCCGGCTCGATCAGGTCCAGGTTATCTTGCGGGGTGCGGCTGGCCGCGCCGGGCGTGCCGGGCGGCTGATGGCCGTGGGTGTTGGGTGTGACATACATCTGCATAGATTTCTCTCTTTCGTTTGGCTAACATATCGAGCGCGCCCTCCCATGAGCCTCCGAACGCCATCAAGTGAAACATGCCGCCGCCGTTGCAGTCTGCTCCGGCGCGGCCTATCTGGCACCGTAGAAAGGAGGAATCATTTCTAACCTGCATCTCTCTGCAATCCAAGCCTTGCGCCGCTCTCTCGGCGTCTTCAATCGTGAGTGTCATACGTTCCTGCAAAACTCTTTGTAAACCTCCGCAAGTTGTTTTTCGAGAGCGAGAACGCGCGGAAACTTTTCTTCGATTACTTGGTTAATTATATTGTCTGCTCTCTCATCAGCGGTTTTGTCGGGCAACATATCCATCGACTTGTAATCGACGGCAAGCTTCTCGGGGTAAAGCCTGCACAACAATCGGAGGCGCTTGAGCGTATCATACTCAATGTAAATAGTCGCTGACCTCACGGGTTTAACTTCCATTGCAAATCTGTTTGATTTTGCTCGTTCGATAAAAGCGCGCGAATCTCCGGCCCGGTCGGCGCTGCCATACGTCGCAGTTAGTGGGTATATCCCCAATTTTCAATTTGAGTAGGCCGTCATTGATGAGTTGTTGCAGCAAGTGATGTGTCAGCCACGGCTGCCATGTCAAGACTTCCTTTTCCCGTAACCAATCGCGTTCCGGTTCCGCGTTCATTTGAGCTTTGGAGTTTTGTCGAACTCCCGCTTTAGGAAACGATAAATCTGGCTCTTGCGGGCGTGGCTGGTCTTGTCCTGCATCTTTTCGTATTCTCCGGTTCCTTCGATTAGTCCTAAGCGCACCGCGTTCATCATCAGGCTTCCCCAAGCGTTGTGGTGCTTGGGGACGTGGCCGCGCCCTTGGCAAAAGTGGCGAAAGTCTTCCCCGATAAAAGGTCGGCCATCCGTCGCGTGCTTGAAATTTCGCAGCTCGTCCAGACAATCGAGCATGAAGTTGGGGTTGTGCTCGCGCACAATAGCGATTCCCTCGTCACGCGCGCTCTCGCCGTTCCCGCTAAAATCAAATTCTTGGTTGTCTTGGATCATGGAAAACAACGGTGATGCCGCCACCAAAAGCGGGTTAAAAATTCGCGCCCGCACCAGCAACACCACCAGCGTTTGAATTTCATGGGAAAGAATCGACGTCCTTTCCATCCGGCGGGCGGCGGCGCCGTTTTCTAACTCGCTGCAAAACTACCCGAGCGTTGGCCGCGCCGAGATTCATAATCGTAGCGTTGCAATCCGGGCAATCGACAAATGGAATTGCGCCTTTGTAGGGCGTCAAATCCCTCCCATAAATCACCATTTCAACCTTGTACTGGCGCTGACAACCAAGGCAGATAAGCCGTCCCTGTAGGAACGTGCGCAAGGGTGGAAAGCCCGCACCCAAGTTTGGCAGCTCCTTGGATTTAAGCACACCGTTGGGAAGGTTAATCGTCACGCTGCCATCCTCGCTTTCAAGAAAGGTTGCCGCACTTTCAGCGCCGCCGGGTCGCAGTAGTTGAGGTCAGATAATTCCGCGATCCGCAAATTGTCCAAAGGGTCTTTGCAAGCTCCCTTTTGCCCGTCCTGGCCCGTCCAATTCTTGAGGGCATAAATGGTGTTGGGACAGCTATCCAAAACGTAGAGATGCGGCTGGTTTAGGTGATCGATGGGTTTGGCTTCGTCGTAGTAGAGCGCATCGGTCACAAGCCGGATCGATCCGGTATCGCCCTCCAAGGAAATTCGCCGTTCGCTTCTGGAAGCGAGGAAGGTAAAACCAAGGTCAAGATCGTCGAGCTGCTCGATCAAGGTGGTGGATTGCTCGGTAGCTACCGTGCGCGAGTTGGCGTACCGCGCATCAATCCACCGCTCGAAAATATCTTCCCGTTGTCCTTTAAATGTTTCTACCCGCTCGATCTCTTGCGCGTAAGCTCTGAGTCCCCAACCCAGCTCTCTTTGTGCCGGCCCGCGTTCGCCGTCGTGGGGTTTCCCCGGCACGGTCCACGGCCCCAAATCGCCCACGCCGGGAATGTAGGCATGAGGGTGCCCGTAGCTCGGCCATTCCCGGTAAACAAATTTGCGGTTAAGCGGGTCAATAAAAATCCAGAGCATGAACCAATTCCGGCCCGAGCAAGGGTCAACGATATGATACCTAGTGCCGCCTTGCGCCTCGATGGCGGTAAATTTGTCTTGCGCGATGACGTGAATGGTCTCGCGGAAAAGCGGGAAGACAACGCCGCTCGCCTTGGTCGGCACTCCGTAGTAACGCATCAAAACCGTGACGCGGGACTTGCCTTTCAAGGTCTGTTTCATGCTCTCGGGATTGCCAAAAGGGTTGTCAGCCGTGTTGAAGTAAATGATGCGCGCCCGCGGATTCCCGCTTTGCTGGATACGGGGGACTTTCTCGCCCCCCAGCACGTCCCCGGCGGCGTTCCGCACCGGAAGCAAATCCGGGTCGGCCTCGATCTCGGCCAGGGTCGTAGCGTCACGCAGGTATTCCGAGACCGTCGCCGAATACCCTTCGACTGGTGTGAACGTGGTTAGTAGAAGTCCGTTTCGGGTGACGAGTCGATAGCGCAAAAATTCGAGCCAATCGGGCGGGACAAGCTCATCCGGCCACGCCGCGTCAAGCTCTGGACCTTCCACGCTGGTCACGTCCACCGAGTAGAATTTGAACGCGCACTGGCTCCCATTTGGGCAAACGAAATTGTTGTCGGTGAATCCGGTCGCGACGGTGTAGGCGATCTTGGTCGTGACGCCCTGCTTGAGCCGCCCGCTTTCCCGCTTCCATTCCAGCGGCATATACTTCCAGAAAAGCCCTTGCTGCGCGATTCGGGAAATGTCTTCCTTGGACTGGAGGCACCACACCCTAGCGCCCGGTTTATCCCGAAGGAGCTGCATCATCCTTTTTGCCGCGCGCTCGCTTTTGCTGGCGCGGTTTCCGCCAAGGTCCAATTCCTCGATCACGCCAACCGGGAATTTCTCGCGTAAAATCTTTTGTTGTTCGTCCGCGATCCGCCACACTTCCGGCTCATATCCGTAATTGAGCGGGTCTTGCTGGGTGAGCAGGATCATTTCCCGGCGGTTAGCGATGTATTCCGCGCGCAGCTTTTCATCGAGCTTCGCCAGCGTTTCCGAGGAGGCACTTTTCGCACCGTCGCTGGCGCAGGCCGGTTCGAGAACACCGCGAAAGCGGAAGATGTCACGTGCATCGGCCAACGAAACCGGATTGATGCGGTAGCCCTGGCGCGGAACGACGGTGACGAGGCGTTCCCTCTCCAGCCTCAGTAAGGCCTCGCGCACGGGCTGCTTGCTCA